TCCTCAATGCGGGATGCCTTGATCCCGGACGCCGTAAATTACGCTGACGGTCAGGTAGAGAGAACCGACCCCGAAAGCAAACGTAAGTGGGCGGTAATTTTTCTACGCAGAATGACGGAACTTGCCGCAGATTCTGGACTCGTATCAAAGGAGATGTTGTCTTTATGACCCGCGCCGAGGGAATGCTTATGTGGGGGGTGATGTGGATCATTGTTCTTATCATCTACGGACACGCGAGCGAGAGCGACCGGCAAACCAAGGTTGACCTGACCGCCGAGGTTGACCGGGTGGCCGTCACGGAAGGGAGGCAATAATGAACATCACGCGCACCGTGGAAATTGTGTCGGCTCTGGAATTTACCGGCATGGTACGCGCCGAAATCCTTGACGCCGTGGCCGAGAGCGGCCAACAGGAATATGAATACACCGTGGAAATCACGAACTTCACTCCTGGCCGACCGGCTACCCGCTTCGACCCGCCAGAAGATGCCGAGTTTGAACACAATGCCCACGACGCTACTGTTGCAAGCGACATTCTCGCTCTGCTGTTGGTCCGGCACGGCGACATTATTCAACTCAGCGACTGCCCCGCCATTTTGGGGAGCATCGAAGCGTATGAAAGCAAGTGGATTGACGAGGAATTGACCGCAGAGGTTTTTGAAGCGAAGGACGCTGAACGAGAATATTATGAGTGTTGCCGCGCTGAACAGGAGCGTTGGTGAAAAGAGAAACGGCCAAGCACATGGCTTGACCGTAACCTTTCCAGGGGAGGGAACCCCGGAACAAACAGAGAAGGGATAAGCCATGATAATCGCAACGATTGGAAACGTCAAGATCAAGTATCAGACCATGGAAGAGGCGGTCGCCGCTCTCTTCGCTATCAAGACCGGGGAGCCGGTAACGGAAGAGTATCACCCGTACCCTGGATATAACACTTTTCATCCATCCAAGTGGCCGACGCTCGAAATCGCCCTTATCGACGCCAAAGTAACCCCTTGGCCGGAGAAGAAAGAGGAGGCCGCATAATGAGCGAAACCAAAGAGATGATTATTTCCGAGGCGCGCCACGTCACGCCGATGGATTTGATCCAGGCGGCGAACGAGTCCGGGGCTTCCATCGAAAAAATGGAGCAGCTGTTTGCCCTCCAGTTGCGCTGGGAGGAAAACGAGGCGAAGAAAGCCTATCACCGGGCCGTTGCCGCGTTTAAGTCCGAGACGATCAACATCGTCAAGGAAAAGAAGGTCGGCTACACCAACAAGGACGGGAGTTTCACCGGCTACACCCACGCGACCCTTGGCAACATCGTCCAGACCATCATCCCGGTCATGGGACGGCACGGGCTGTCCCACTCGTGGAACGTCGAGCAGAAGGGCGCTGACATTACTGTCACCTGTCGGCTGGCCCACGAACTCGGACATGCAACCGAAGTCACCATGTCGGCAGGAAAGGACGACAGCGGGAAAAAGAACGCGATCCAGCAGGTTGCATCAACCATAACCTACCTGGAACGGTACACCCTGCTTGCCATCACCGGACTTGCAACGCAAGACCAGGACGACGACGGCGCCAAGGCCGAAGCGGAAAGGGAGCCGACTTTGGACGATGACCAGTTGGCAAACATTGACGCCCTGATTACCGAGACAGGGACTGATATTCAGAAGTTCTGCGCCTTTCTTAAGGTCGGCGCCATCTGTGACATTCCTGCCAAAAACTACGTCTTTGCCGTCAAGGCGCTCGAAGCTAAAAGGAGTAAGACATGATCCAGAGAAGCCCAGAATGGTTTTCCGCCCGATTGGGCAAAGTGACCGCCAGCAAGATCGCCGATGTCATGGCCACCCTTAAAAAAGGGGGGAAAGCCGCAACCCGGAAGAACTACCGGGTTCAACTCGCCGTCGAACGTCTGACCGGATGCCAGGAGGAATCTTTTGTAAGCTGTGCCATGCAATGGGGCACTGAGCAGGAACCGTTCGCCCGCCAAGCATACGAGTTTATCACCGGCGCAGAGGTAACAGAGGTCGGATTTATCGATCATCCCCACATCCCAATGAGCGGGGCATCTCCTGACGGATTGGTCGGCACTGACGGGCTGATCGAGATTAAGTGCCCGAACAGCGCAACCCATGTCGAATACCTGATGGGTGGAGCGGTCCCTTCGGAGTACGTGAAACAGATGCACTGGCAGATGGACTGCACCGGCCGGCAGTGGTGCGATTTTGTCAGCTTCGATTCGCGCCTGCCGCTCGAACTGCAACTGTTCAAGGTCAGGATTCACCGAGACGAAGCACTGATAACCGAGATCCGCGGCGCCGTCATCGATCTACTGCAAGAGGTGGAGGAAATGACCGCCGCCTTGCGCGAGAAAATGGCGGAATGAAAACCGTTATCCGCACCGCCGAAGACCGGAACCGCGCCGTCGAGATTGTGTCTCGGCTGAACCTGGACAAACCGCAAGAGGTGGAAATCAGGGAGTGGAAAAAGAACCGTTCGGCCAGCCAGCATAGACTTTACTGGCAATGGAATACGGTAGTTGCCGCAGAACTCGGAGAGTCGAAAGAGGAAGTCCACGAGCGGAACAAAGAACGCTTCTTGGTTCAAATTATGCGACGTGACAATCCCGACTACGCGGCCACGATAGGCCATGTCAACGCCGTCCACGCGCAAGGGATGAAGGCAGAAGCTATGGCCCTGAAAAGGGAAATCGTCAGGCTCACAAGCACGACGCAGATGAACGTCCATCAGTTTACGGAATATCTCAACGACATTGAGTTAGACGCCCGGAACTTGGGCATTATTTTACCGCACCCGGACGACCTCTATAACGACGCGATGGGGAGAAGATCATGACTGAACCATTTCCAAAGCCGACACGGTGGGAATCAGCAAAATACCGTTTGGCAGCCAAAGGCCAGAATTGCACCATGCGCCTACCGGGGTGCCAGAACGACACGGCAACCGTGGTCCTCGCTCATCGCAATGGGGTGGGCATGGGAACCAAGTCCAGCGACCATGACGCCGCCGACCTTTGCGCACACTGTCACAACATTCTCGATGGACGTACACCATTACCGAGGGGGTGGAGTCAACAATCACTCACCGAGTATTTCGACCGCGCCCGGTTGAAGACGATCCTCAACCGGATCGAGCGCGGAATCATCAAATAACCAACTCAAGGAGTAAATATCATGATCCACAAAATAACTCTCGATATGGATAAGCATTGCCGCGATTGCGGCGCCGAAGGTGTCACCGAGTCGAACATCTGTCTGAGTTGCACGGCTGACAAGATCATCGCCCGTATTGACGCGGAAGATAACACCCGAGACGAAAACCGGCGGCTGATGGTTAACCTCAGCGCGCACGAAATCGAGGAGTACGGCAAGGAACTGGCCACGGTCATCATTGACAATGGCAAGCTCGAATCGGAGCGCGCCGTGCTTAACAAAAAGATCAAGCCGATGGTCGAGCGGTTGGAAGAACTGGCTCCTATTGTCGACCAAGGCCGGGAAGAGCGCGAAGTCGAATGCCGCTGGTATTACGACTATCCCAACGGTGAGCGGTTTTTTGTCCGCACTGACACCATGGAATTGGTCGAGTCGGATGTTATCCCCGAGTGGGAGCGCCAGCAACGCTTGGCCTTATGGTGACGCCATGATTACTTTTTTCGTACCCGGAATACCGGTCCCAAAGGGAAGTGCCAAGGCTTACGTCAACAAGCACACCGGCCGCGCCCAGGTCCTGCAGGACAACCGCGAAAAGCAAAAGCCGTGGGCGTCATTGATTTCTTACCATGCCCAGCAAAAGGTGACATCCATCATGGATGGGCCGGTAAAACTTTCTTTGACATTCATCATGCCGCGCCTGAAGTCGCACTTTGGGACCGGGAAGAATAGCCGGATCGTGAAACCACTCGCCCCTGTGTGGCACGTTTCTAAGCCTGACCTCGATAAACTTGTGCGTTGCGTCAAGGACGCGCTGACAAACGTTGTCTGGAACGACGACAGCCAGGTTTGCCAATTCGGCAACGTGGTCAAACGCTATGGTACCAATCCTGGTGTGCTTATCATCGTGGAGCCGCTCAAGTGAACCGGGCGATATTGGTAGATGAGTGCTATTTCCACATGCTCGAAAGTCTGCATGAGGACATACATCAAGCGCGGGTAAACGAGTCGGCGGCAATTGCCAAGCGGTATCTCTTGGCGGGGATGACTACCGCCGAGGAAATCACGCGATGGAAGATGGACGGCGAATCCTGACGCGGGGGAATTATGGATTACCTGGAATTTTTGAAAAAGAAGTTGATATCAACAACCCCTTCCGGGTTTGACGTCGGAGACGATGAACTACCCGTAAATCTGTACCCGTATCAGCGGGATCTGGTCAAGTGGGCTATCAAGAGGGGCAAGTCAGCACTTTTTACCATGACCGGCACGGGCAAAACCGCCATGCAGGTTTCTTGGGCAGATCAGATAACGAAGAAGGGGCACTCCGTGCTGATACTGGCACCACTGGCCGTGTCAAAACAAACAGTCCGAGAGTCTTTGAAGTTCGGGATCAGAGTCAACCCATGCCGAAAGCAGTCGGACGCGACAACTGGCATCAATATAGCCAACTATGAAATGCTCCATCATTTTGATCCGGCGAAGTTCGGTGGCATCGTTCTGGACGAGTCCAGCATTATCAAGGCTTATGACGGAAAGATGAGAAAAACAATACTGGACTTCTCCCGCAACATTCCATACCGGCTGGCATGCACGGCTACCCCGTCTCCAAACGATTACATGGAGCTTGGCAACCATGCCGAGTTTCTAGGGGTGATGAGCTACACAGAGATGCTGTCAACATTTTTCGTCCATGACGGAGGTGATACATCGAAGTGGAGGCTAAAAGGTCATGCCGAAGAATCATTCTGGCGTTGGCTGGCATCGTGGGGGGTGTTTTTGACAAAGCCCGCCGACCTTGGATACAGCAATGATGGGTTTGACCTTCCAGCATTACATACTCATCAGCATGTTGTGCAATCTGAGGCACCAGAGGGGGCGCTATTCGCATTCGAAGCTCGAGGGCTGGCAGAACGACGTGGGGCAAGAAAAGAATCATTGGAAAGGCGAGTAGAAAAGTGCGTGGAGATCGTCAAGGCATCCCGCAAGCCGTTCTTGGTCTGGTGCGACCTTAATGCTGAATCCGATCTTCTGAAAAAGTCAATAGATGGGTCGGTGGTTGTTACTGGGTCTGACAGTGACGAACACAAGGAAAAATCCATGCTCGATTTCGCAGCCGGAAAAATCGACGTGATGATTACAAAGCCAAAGATAGCCGGTTTCGGCATGAACTGGCAAGTATGCGCCGATACGGCGTTTGTCGGGCTATCTGATTCTTTTGAGTCCATATTCCAGGCGACAAAACGATTTCATCGTCACGGGCAAAAACAGGAAGTAAACCGACACCTGATAATCAGCGAGTCGGAAGGAAGCGTCCTTGCCAACGTGCAACGCAAGGAACGTGATTTCATGGCGATGATCGAGAACATGGTCGAACATACTCGCATGATGAACCTTGAAAACATTCGCAGTCTGACCAATCAAAAACTTTCCTACAATGCAAATGATTCTATCCAGTTTCCTGAATGGATAGTCGAAGGGGGATACTAATGGTTATCACTCAAAAAATAGCAGACAGATACGCGGTTTATAATGCTGATTGCGTGGAGGTTGCACGTCAGATACCGACGGACAGCATCCATTATTCCATATCAAGCATCCCTTTCGCATCCCTGTACACGTATAGCAACAGCGAACGCGACATGGGAAATTGCCGGAGTTATGATGAATTTGTGGACCATATCTCTTTCTTGATTGATGAGTGGCATCGTATCACCATGCCGGGGAGACTAGTATCGATCCACTGTATGAACCTGCCGACGAGCAAACAGCATCATGGTTTTATCGGCATCCAGGATTTCAGAGGCGATATTATCCGCATGTTTCAAAAAGCCGGGTTTATCTATCATTCGGAGGTCTGCATCTGGAAAGACCCCGTAACGGCCATGCAACGGACAAAAGCACTCGGCCTGCTTCACAAAACCATCCGCAAGGATAGTGCTATGAGCCGTCAGGGGATACCTGACTACTTGGTGACGTTCCGTAAGGAAGGGACCAACCCAGAACCGGTGGCACATACGCATGAATCTTTCCCGGTTTCGTTGTGGCAGCGGTATGCATCCCCGGTCTGGATGGACATCAACCCGTCAAAGACGCTGCAACGGGAGTCTGCCAGGGAAGACAAAGACGAACGCCACATATGCCCGTTGCAACTTGAAGTCATTGAGCGCGGCATTGAATTGTGGAGTAACCCGAATGACGTAGTTTATGACCCTTTCGGCGGCATAGGAAGTACGGGATATGTAGCGCTGAAGATGGGTAGACGAACGATCATGAGCGAACTGAAAGAGTCGTATTACAAGCAGAACGTTCTAAATCTCGAATCTGCTCTCGGCGCGACTCAGTGTCTTTTTGATTTGTAGTATCTATTGCGCAGTTTAACCATCAACCCATGAGGTTTCCCATGAGAGGTGTAGAGATACGAGGCCAAGAGGAAACGAAGAAATTCCGCGAGGCCATGGTCAAAAAGCTGAACCATCCGGACAATCGGAAAAAGGGAAAGTGGCTTGGAACGAGCGTCGCCGTGCTGATGTTTCGCCTGGGGCAAGAGGCCTTCGAACTCGCCGTCGCCGTGGCCATCTGCCGGATCGCCGAAAGAAGGTTACGCAAGCATCCGAACTCTCGAAA